CACCTTTGACATTAACAAGCCCAGATGATACGTTGACGATCGAGTCGACTGCAATCTTAATGCCCTGCGTAGTAGGATCTTGATAGTTCGGCTGAGTCGGTACTTTACCAAAGCCATTCTCATTATAGATATAGAACTCTTCACCGACCGAAGGAATGATAACGTTCGAGTCTCGAGAAACTTTTCTTTTCTTGTAAGTTTTGACTTTCCGAAGTTTACGAGGATCTACATAGCGAAGTTCTTGAATACCTTCTCTTGGATTCTTCTCGTCGATCATCAGGTGATAGAATATTCTGCCGTCGACATACCATTTACGGAAAATTTCGTATGCGTGCTGATTAAATTCAAGCATCTCGAGTACAGTGTTGAACTCATCGAGGATAAGTTTCTTGACTTTGTCAGGTTGTTCTAAACCGTCGAGATTTAAAGATACGGGTTCTTTCTTCGGATCAATCACAACCGCTTCGTTGATAATGTCATCAACTGCCAACTCGATGTCAGGATGTTGAGCCATCTCTCTGTACTTCGAGACGAGTTCAGACTCGGTTCGAATGGCACCTTCCATATCAACGTATTGGCCGTAAGCTCCACCTTCAGCAAGAACAAGCGCTCCATCGTCGTCCTGTTTCGGAGCAAATGATGGAAGCGCTTTTTCTTCTTGCTTTCTTTTAATTTCAAAACCAAATAACTCGGCCATGGGTTCTCCAATTTAAATAACAAAAAAGTAAAGGGTAATGACTACCCTTTACTTATTAATCACCGCCGGCGCGACCTGTTTGACCAACACGACCAACTGACCAGTAGTCATATTGGAACGTTACTTGGAAAATTTCGATCTGATCTGTTGTCGACCAATCGAGTTCGATTGGGCTGATATTACTTGGGAAGATTCCGTTAAAATCATAAGTACGGATTCTTGTCCCATCTTTCCCGAATTGAGTTACTGTGGCCTGTGACTTATATCCAGGACCAATTTCTCTGACGTTGCGTTGTAGACGATTGATTCTATTTGACCATTCTTCCATGGCATTACGAATCAAGAAATCTTCATCATTAATAATCGTAACTGTCCATTCGGCGAATGTTCTATCACCAGCTAACTTCATTTGACGACCAAAGTAAAACACTGGAATGACTCCAAGATCAGAGCCAGGCAGCTGAGCTGCCTGACACATGAATCTTGTTTTCAAATCCCCTACACTGTTCGCAGGATTAAAAATATCCACCTGGAACAGGTTTTGTCTTGCGCCGCCAAAAGCTAGTTGGCTTCTCATTTCAGTGATATTAAAAGCCATTTACTTTCCTCCTAGGTTTATCTTATTTATTAGAACTGGCCAGCGATTTCGTTGAACTCGACACCAGATCTGACGGCAACGAAGTTTAGCTGGATGAAGTTGATCGACTTAGCAGGCTTAATGTAGATGTCTCCAACAAAGCGATTGCTATCAATTACTTCAGCAGTATTATTCGTCTCGTCACAAACCACGCGGAAGTCAAAGATTCCACGACGACCTTGAACGTCGCGAAGATATGGCTCAACCAGATTCACGAACTGTGATCTTGTAAATTCGTCGTTGAATTCGAACAGAGTTGAGTTTGAAGCTGTCGCGATAGCTTTTTCAAGAGTAATGAACAGACGACGTACGTTAATACGATCGAATGCGCTTGTGCGCCCAAGCAAAGTCTTATCTCCGTAAAGTACTGTTCCTTGGCCTGGGAATGTTACCACAGGGTTAATGTCGTTCTTATACAGAAGATCTCTTTCAATTTTTCCAGGACTAAATGCTAACTTGACAAGGTTTCTAATTTGGCCTCGAGTGAATCCGGCCGGTGAGAACCACGGATCTCTGAGATTATCACTGCGAGCCGTGAGACCGGCAATATCACCATTCAAAGGAATATAGCGATATACGTCTGCATACTTGTCATACTGATACTTGTAACCCGAATCCATCAAAGCGTATGAAGTATTACGCAGAAGACGTCTGAAGTCTACGATGTTCTGAGCTTGCACGTTTTCTGTATTGATACCTACAACATCAGAGTATGCGGGAGATACGAACACTACGCAATCCTTACGAATTTCTGCGATGTTGTCGATCAGATAGTTTGCTAGCTGAACGTCGTTAGCTCCGATTGCCTTACCCTGAAGAATAAGAGAAATATCTACTGTACTTGCGTCGGCAAAAAGATCATATGCTGAACCGAGCGCGGCCATCGATACTCCGCTTTCTGTCGAACCATCGGCTCCACGAACAAACGACCGCGTATAGGTAGTGGTATTAGTCGAGTTAGCAACGTTTGACAGCGTGTTAGAAGCTGCGCCGTCACGATCATTTGTAGCCCAGACCCACCGCGAGAAGTCGTTAATTGCGGTCTTATAGTAGTTAGTCGTACCATCATCCTTTTTGGCATCTGTTGCACGCGAAAGGTTTTGATAGATTTCAAGCACTTGACCAGGAGTTCCACTGATCAGACCGTCTTCGTCAACTACAACAACTGAAACTTCGTCTACTGCTGTACCGCCGGCGTTTGTCATCGATGAAGATACACCGGGGGCAGACTCTACAACATTGAAGTATTCCCACTGGCGCTTCAGTGAAGTATCACTGAAGTTAGTCGACTTATTCCAAGTACTGTCGAAACCGATGTTAAAGAAGATGTTCGTACCATCGTCGGCCTGCGCACCCTTCGAAGTAACCTTCATGTTTTGCTTACCAACCGAAGTGTTACCAACTTCTACGTAGTCACCAACTGTAAGTTTATCTCTGAGAGCTGTCACTGCAAGACGAGCTTGTGCAAGCGTAAGACCGAGATCAGTCGCTGTTTGTTTTGTAAAATAAACAACCGAGTTGGCTGCGCCATTCGAGACAGCAACGTTTGCACCGCCAGACGTTAGCGAGAGAGTAAAGCCAGTTGTATTCGCTCCAGTAATGAAGTACGTCGTACCTTCTGATAGACCTTGAATGCTATTGGCAGTCGAAGAACTTCCTTGTGAATACCATACTGCGTCGCCATTCGTGAAGAGTGTATTTGCGGTTGACAGAGAGATAAAGTTGGCTGATACGGCATTCGATCCAACTACTCGCGCGATTGAAGAATTGGCTACGCGATCGGCGAAATCGTCTCCCGACCATACGAATACGACGTTAGCAGTGTTGCTGCCGACTGCAATCGATACAGAAGCTGATGTAAGATCTGCAAGAGCATATGTATTTGCAGTTGTTGAACCGTAAGTAGTATTAGTTTCAAATGTAACTGTCTCGGAAAATTGAGCTGCGCTGTCGCACATTGAAACCTTGAGAGAGTTTCCGAGTGCACCAGGATAACGAGCAACAAACTGAGTTCCTGTGAAGATTGTGTTTGTCGCGCCGTAATTTTCAAACTCTTCTGTGTTTCTTATTACAACGTTCGAAGCAACTACAGTAGCAGTATTGCCAGCGTAAGCAGATAAAACGCGACTATTAGCAAAAAATGAAACAAGCGCAGAACCGTTTGCAGTCGCAGCTTTTGACAGTGTAATAGCAGAGTTTGTCACCGCTGTTACGAATGTATCTTCAGCAATGCCATCACCCTGTACAAGAAGACCGGCTGTAAGACCAAGAGCAGTACCATTGGCTGCAAGTGATGTATCTGAATCAAGAGTGATGGTTGAAGTGTTAGCAAAACCTGTAGTAGTTCCTGCACGCGATACATACAGCGCATTTCCATAAGAAAGGAAGTTGGCGGCAGTGTAAAACGTTTCGTAGTTATCCGAAGTTGGTTTACCAAAGCGACTTGCGAGTGTATTTTCTGAATCTACGAGAACAAACTTTCCGATTGGCCCCCAACGAAAGACTCCACCGAAACCGCCGACCGTAGTCGCAAGTGCCGGAACAGTTGTTGTAAGATCAATTTCAGAAACGTTAATTCCCGGGCTGACTTGAAACGCCATTGTTATCTCCCTTTAAAGGTTAGTCATGTAAGTTGCATTTACTTTATTTATAAATTGAAAAAATTAGGGCATTTATTCATGAAATGCGAGTTAAATCAAAAGTTTCCTTCAAAAAAACCTCGCTTTTGTGCTACCCAAAAATCATCTCTTGGGCCATTATTAAATAATGGTTCGTTGACTTCTTCGTCGTGTATGTCATCTCCAGTGCTCAACAGACCAAACGGAAGCATCTGTTGTTCAAGCATTTTCTCGTTCTGCTCATAGATTTGCATGCGAATATCAACATTCGTAATTTCTTTGAGATATGGTTGAGTAGTTAACCAAGCAAAAAGAACACAACACATGGCCATGTCATCATTACCATCTTCTGCTTCGTATGATTGATTGCCTTTTAGACTGTTCTTGAGCGAGAAACGACTTAACTCGTAGATCGTATCATAGTCATAAATTAAAAATTTATCTGACTCGACGAGAGTTTTTAACGTGGCACAACCAATTCTCTTGACTTGTTTTGATGTTTTCACTCCGTAGTGTGTAGTAGTAGCAAAACCGCCTGATAAACTTTGCCCTGTTCTACCATTGTTTGCAGTCACAAGAACACCATCATATTCAAGGTCATAGTGTAAGATGTCAGCCACTTGCTGACCAATATCGTTTGTTTCGACAAGAATAAGCGCATCATTATATTTGACTGCAGCACCATAGATAATGTTTGGATATATCAATGGAGATATGAGATTATTTCGAAATGCAGCGACTTGTCGATATGGCATCGTCGATACGTTGACGACAATGAAAGCAGAATAGTCGGCGCCAGCGCCTCGTGCAGTATCAACTACGATAGCATAGATCGTATCTTTCTCTGGTTCTTCATAGATCTTTAATCCTCCATCCGCCTGGGCAATTGGATGCTTGTAAACCATATTACGAAGTTTAGTAGGATGAATCAGAGTGTTCGAAGAACCGAGGAACTCGCACTCATATTCTTGTCTGAACTGATCTTCAGAAGTATTACTGATCGTTTGTTCTCTCCATGCCCCGTCGCGGCCAGGAATTTGTGACCAGTGAACGTCGACACGAGCATAGGCATTGCGACCTTCTTCTGATTCTGTCCAGATGCGGTAGAACATGTTCATACCGTTCGGTGTCGAGGTAATCAGAACCTTCGAACTTTGACCAGATGAAATGGTAGGATATACCGATGCAAAGAACTCGTCTTGAATGTTGGTCGGAACGAACGCAAACTCGTCGAGGTAAACCATATTCTGAGAAGTACCACGAATCGCAGAAGATGAGGTAGCAGAAGCAAGAATTTCTGATCCATTCTCAAGCTTGATATTACCCTTGTTCCATTCTGTCACACCCATCTGAAGCCACTTCGGAAGATGCTCGAACATCAATTGAATACGACCGAGGATTTCTCTTGCTTGTCTATCTTTGTTGGCAAGAATAGCGATGGAGTATTCTTCGTTAAATACGATCTTCCAAAGCAGATATGCGGCAACAGTCGTCGTCTTACCGACCTGACGAGGCATCTTACAGATGACAAATCGATTGGCTTCGAAAGCAAGAATCATTTCCTTCTGAAATTCCCAGAGAGGGAACATAATCAGACCCTTGTCGATGTTGACAATCTTACAGTAAGTTAAGATGAAATGGAGAGGATCCTCAGAGCACTTAATATACTCAGCAACTTGCTCTGGAGTATACTCGACCTTTGTGTCGGCTCTTTTTAATCGAGGATTACCTAAGTAATTTTCACTCGCCATCTTTGTGCCGCTTTAAATATTTCTGTAACTCTGCCGTCGATCCGACAAAGAGGTTGTTTGTGACTTGTTGTGGAGAAGCAGAAGGATCGTCTTCCATGATCTTTTTCTTCTTAGCTTGAAGATCGAGTAAGTCTTTACTTGCTCCTACCATCGTACTCATCATAGTTGCCAAGACTTCGTATGCTCGAGGATGTTGGCTTTGTTTTGCCACATCCATTAGATCAAAGAGTGCTTCTTGACCCTTATTGATCACTTCCATCATGTTCTCGCGCGCATACTCAAAGTCATCGGAAATCTGTGTGTTCATTTTCTTTTCAATCACAGCCGGTAAGTTGTCGCCAGAAGCGATGTTTAAAAGCTTGTCAAGGTCATTGCTCATTAGATATTCTCAGTAATTGTATTGATAAATCCATATTCATCTGTACTTATAATTTCGTCGTACGGAATACTTGCCGCAACATTACTCGTGGCTGTTCCATTCGCCGTGAGTCCAGGGCGAGAAGCGACTACAATGGTGTTCGAAGTATTGGTCGTGTTACCCGTTATAACATCTTCGGGAAGTCTAAACGTTGTTTCTGCAAGTTTAATGAGTTTCGATTTCTTTGTAGGACCATACATGTAACCCTTCAATGTAAAGTTGAGTGTCCAAATCAACGCTCTTCTTTGTTCGAAGCTACCTTCGTATTGATCTTGAG